ATACCGCTAACTTAGCTTATAACCAAGCTAATGTTTCTATATCATCATACAATACGGCTAATCAAGCATACAACCAAGCCAATAACGCATACAATTATGCTAATGGTCAGTTGACATATATCCAGTCAGCATACAACCAAGCCAATAACGCATACAATTATGCTAACAGCCAATTAACCTATATTCAAGCAAGTTATAATACTGCTAATGGTGCTTATAACCAAGCTAATGTTTCTATATCAGCTTATAATACTGCTAATCAAGCATATCTACAAGCTAATGGTGCTTATAACTATGCTAACGGTCAATTAACCTATATTCAATCAAGTTTTAATACTGCTAATGGTGCTTATAACCAAGCCAATAATGCATATAATAAAGCAAATAGTGGAATAAACCTTGTAGCAAATACTGGTACTGGTGTTATAACAATAGGTGGTACCTTGACGGTTAATGGATCAAGTCCAGGTATAATTACATCAGCAACAGCAAACGGATTTATTATAACAAATAATGGTGTAATTACACTAACATCAGCATCAAATAATAGATTATATTTGACTTCAACATATGGTGCAATTCAAATAGACCTTTCCCCAATCACAGGATTGTCAGCAGGTTCATACACATATCCATCATTACAAGTGGACTCTTATGGTAGAATTACTACCATATCCAATCAAACACCAGTAACATCATTTAATGGTCAAACTGGTGCAGTAACATTATCAAGTGCAAATGTAACAACTGCATTGGGTTATACACCAGCCAATGCAACCGATTTATCTTCAAATTCAATCTATATACAAGCAGCATACAATACTGCTAATGGTGCTTATAACCAAGCTAATAATGCTTATACCTATGCTAATGGCCAGTTGACATATATTCAAGCTAGTTATAATACTGCTAATGCAGCATTCAATCAGGCAAACACCGATGTAACTAATATAAATATTACATCAGGGACTTTTGGTAACAACATTACTATACCTGTTATATCGGTCGCGGCAAATGGAAGAATAACTTCTATTTCCAACACCGCATTAACAACGACAAACCCAGTAAGATATTTGGAAATAATTGCCATTCAGTCAACAACAACATTAACTAATCAAACAAATATTATAGGTACTGTTGAAATTCCTCTGGCGGCAACAATAACAAATATAAGAGCAAGAACAACAACTGGAACAGCAAATGTTGTTTTCAATATAGGTGGTACTAGTATAGGATATGTTAATGCGAATACATCTGGGGTATCGAACACAGTTTCATCTTCAGTTTCAGCTTATAGTGCATTAACATTGGATGTAAATAATGCATCCGGTACTGGTCTTTTAGTAACATTAACTATGCAATAATAATATGGCAATTTGGTATATCAATCCTTATACAACGGTAAGCGGAAATGGAACTTTTTCCAATGCTTTTTCATTAAGTGCAGCAACAAAAGCAGGAATAGCATCGGGTGACCAAATTCGTGTTATTAGTGTTCCTTTAGCTAATTTATTAAAACCTACCATTTATACAGCATCTTATAGTTCAAGCTTAACACAACAATATTTAATAATAATAACATCTGGTGGGAATTTAGGTGCAGATTTTGCATCACAAGATGTATTATATTTTCCAGATTATAATACATTTGCAAAAATAACGACAGTATCAGGAAACACATTATCAATAAATACATCCTACGCATGTCTGCCTATTGCTAACACCGCCGCAACAACAGTAAATGTAAGAAAAGTGGATGTTGCAAATAATGGATATAGTGCCAACAGTAGTTCTATTTATTTTGCAAATACATCAATATTTAATAATTTAACAATTTCTGATGGTTGGATTTCAGCAAATACACAAATTACCGACGGATCGGTAGTATCATTGGTTAATAATGGTTATGTTGGTACATCACATAGTATATATTTGGATTCTTCAATATCAGGAACATTATTAAGTCTTAATATAAATTTAAGTCAAACATACATAATTTCCATGAATACCGCATCATGGTCATATGCATATTTGTATATGAACGGAAGTAATTCATCATATAGTTTAGCACAACAAACTAATTATTATGTACCTGCAACTGGTGGAGGCGTTCAAGTCGGAAGTGCAACATTTCCAGTACAGAATACGACTATAAATATTACAAACGCAACAGGTGGTGGAAGTTATATTTATAGTATATATGGAAGTAATGTTTCATTATCATATGGTAATGTTATTACCAATTATATTGACGGTGGTCTTTCGATGCCAGCTGGAAGTTGTAATGGATTAACATTAAATGTAAACAATATTATATGTGCTCCGGGATCAGCATATAATACTTCGTGTCCGTTTACATTGTATAATGCATATAATACAACCATTAATATTAATGGTATTATAGACCAGGCTGGTGTACAAATTTCTTATTTTTCTTCAGGATATGGTTATTATAATATAAACACAGGTCCAAATTTTTCTGTAAAATATAACAAAAGAGCATCAACACAAACAACATGGTCGGCAGGAATTTATTTTTACGGATCATTGTATGTTTTTGCTGGGGGAAACAAAATGAATGTTCCGATAATAAATCCACCCAGCGGACACACATTTACAAATACATATAATTTTGGATCATATGGAATATACGGATCAGGAGTGAGCCCAAATTCAAGAACCTATAGAATTCCAAATATTACCAACATAGATTTACCTGTACCATCGACTTCAACTCTTATGCCATATGGATATACAATGGGTAATAATTTTTTGCTCACTTATAAAAACGGCGCAGATCCAATGGAAATGTTATCACCACAAGGAAATGGATATCAAGCCACAGCAGCAAATACAGTTTTTCCTAATGTAACAAAAGATTACACAACATACAGAACATCGGCACCAAGTTTAAGAAGTTTATTAACGACCAGAACGACTGGATATTGGCAAACACAAACAGGTGCAACATCAAATACAAAAAGTTTTGCAACCAAGACAATAAAAGTGCCACTAACGAATGGTGTGCCGATTACGGTTTCTGGTTATATAAGAACGGATGATACTCTGATTGCAAATGGTGATTGTATAATGAGCTTATTTGCAAATAATACTGTTTTGGCATCACAAGCAATGACAACTAATAGTATTAATAACTGGGAACAGTTTACATTATCAATAACACCAACAGCAAATGTTGAAGGTTATTTGTTATGGGATATGTATTATGAAAATGGAGCCAAATCTTTCTGGTTAGATGACTTAACGGTGTCATAATGGCAATGAATAATTTTCACTTATATGGTTACACTATAACAAAACCATATACAAAATTATCAAAAACAGATATATTCTTTGCCCTTATAAAAGTAGCAGTAACAACCGTATTTGTACCTATTATTATGTTTTTTTAGAGGTTTTAAAATGGCAATTATTACAGACGTACCAACAGACAGAACTATTTTTCCACAACAATATGTGAGAGTTGACAGAGTAAATACAGACAAAAATCAAATGTTTGTTGATGTAGGAATATATTTTAACGAATCCATGAAAGATTTACCTCCTCATAGAATTGAACATGTGCAAGGTGAATTTGATATGTATAGCTCTGATAATTTATGGCAACAGGCTTATGTTTATGTTAAGAATCGTTGGCCAGAATATACTGATTGTTAATAGCACACGAATATTTCTGATAATGTTTCTTTAAGTTATCTGGCATAGGTATCCATTCAATAAGATCGGGGGAACCACAAACTTCTATTGCAACATCATAGAATGATTTTGGTTTCCCTGTTCCTACATCATATATACCCGATGAACTGTTTTCAAAATGCCATAGTTTCTGACGAATAACTTCTTCAACAGAAACAAAATCTCTAAAGAATTCTTTTGAACCTTCAAATAACTTAATCTTTCCTGTTCTTTTCAGTTGTGTTTTAAATGTGTGATATGGGCTAGATTGACCTTCTTTATGATCTTCATTGGGTCCGTAAACATTAAAATATCGCATACCTTGAAGTAATTTAGGAGGTTTGGTGCTACTCATGACCAAGTTTGCAACATGATCGACTTGCATTTTAGATCGTGCATATGAATTCAATGGATCCAAATCTTTATTTGGATTATGCCATTCTTCTTTTGATGGATTTCCATAAACGGAAGCTGAAGATGCATATTGTAGTGGTATTTCATTATCTCGACAGTAATATATTAACTTCCATGTACAATTAACATTATACTTAAATAGTTTGTGTACATCATTTTCAGTTGTAGATGATATTGCACCTTCATGGAATATAGCCTTTATGTTTTTATAATTTTCTATGTTACCATAGAACTCATCCGGAGGAGTAAATTGAATAGGTAAACCTTTGAAATATTCTGGCCTTTGTACATAATCAACACAGATGATATTCTTTTCACCTCGTTCAACAAGTTCTCTGACAAGATTGGAACCAATAAACCCAGATGCACCTGTTACAATTATCATAAATAATCTCGCATAAATAGAAATATATATAACAAATTCCAAACCATCATGGCAAACATAACATCTAGATCCCAATTTAAAGATTACTGTCTTCGTAGACTTGGTTTTCCAGTTATTGATATCAATGTAGATGATGACCAGGTTGAAGACAGAATTACTGATGCGCTTCAGTATTTTACTGACAGACATGCCGATGGTACACAAAAAGTTTATTATATCAAGGCTATAGAACAATCAGATATTGATAACAAATATCTGGATATGGATCCATCAGTCACAACTGATGCTGACAACAATGAAATGGAAATTGTTGGTGTCAGTAGAATATTTCCTATCTCCGATTCTCAGGCCAATGTCAACATGTTCGATCTTAGATATCAATTGAGATTGAATGAACTCTATGACTTCACCTCCGCATCATACATCAACTATACACTCACCCAGCAGCATTTGCGTTCATTAGAAATAATGTTCACTGGTGAAGTTCCAATTCGTTACAATAGACACATGAAAAAGTTGTTCATTGATTGGGCATGGGGAACAGAAGTTATATTAGGTGATGTTGTTGTCGCTGAGTGTTATGCAACATTAAATCCTGATGTGTTCCCTGGTGTCTGGGATGATCGTTGGTTAAAAGAATATTGCACAGCACTCATCAAGAGAACTTGGGGAAGTAATCTAAAGAAATTTAAAGGAATTCAATTGCCGGGTGGAGTAGAATTAGATGGTGTAACAATTTACAGTGAAGCTGTGGATGAAATTGAAAGACTTGAATCTGAAATGGAATCAATGTTCGGCGCACCTTTGGAATTTTTCCTCAATTAATATGCCAACTAATCACTATTTCAATAATTATGGAGCCAAGAACGAACAAAGGCTCGTAGAAGATTTGATTGTTGAATCAATCAAAATCATGGGTACTGATGTATATTACCTACCCAATGACAATGATGCAGCTCGTGATTTAATTTATGGTGAAGATCCATTAAAGAAATTTCAATCTGCTTATCCAATTGAAATATATCCAAGTAATGTCATGGATTACGGCGGTGAAAAAGAATTGTTTGGTAAATTTGGTATAGAAATTAGAAACCAGATTACCGTTATAATGTCTAAACGTTCTTTCTCACAAAGAGTACCACAAAATACATATACTAGACCCAGAGAGGGTGATTTGATTTATGTACCTTTCTTGAATGGTACTGGTGAACTTTATGAGATTAAATTTACCAATCAGAATAAAGACTTCTTTATGTTGGGTCGTAAAGTTCCGTATTTCTATGAACTGGAAATGGAGAAATTCAAGTATTCACAAGAAGTTATCAATACTGGTATTCCAGATATTGATGAAGTTACAACAAATTCTGCATACACCATAGATTTAATTATAAACAATACAACTGGTTCAGGTGATTATCAATTGCAAGAAATTGTATTCCAGTCGGCCGACAATACATTGGCCAATGCAACAACATCTGCTATAGTACAAAATTGGTCCTATACAGCAAATACACTATCTGTAACAAATATCTCCGGTGAATTCATAGATAATGTAATGATAAGAGGCGCAACAAGTAATGCACACTATACATTATATAATTATGATCCTATGAACGTCAATGTGAAGAATGAACCTTATGATAACAAGGTCATTGAAAATGAAGCAAATAATTATATTGATAAGACAACAACCAATCCATTTGGATCGTTATAATGGCAACTACTAATCAAAATAGAATCATAAGAAAATTGATAGTTGCCTTTGGTAATGTTTTCAATAATATTACACTTGTTCGTTACAATGAAAATAACACAGAACAAGAAAGGTTCTTGGTACCTATTACATACGCACCAAAAGAACTTTATGTTCAGAGATTGGAATCTGATCCAGACCTTGATAAAAAAGTTCAGATTACCTTACCTAGAATGTCATATGAAATGACAGGTATGGAATATGATTCAGACAGAAAACAGAATACGAACATAAAGAATTTTGCACAAACAAATTCTTTACAATCACAATATAATCCAGTTCCATATAACTTTGATTTCTCACTTTCGATTTATACAAGAAATCATGAAGATGTTCACAATATAGTTGAATGTATTATACCGTTCTTCACTCCAGATTACACCATCAATGTTAATTTAATACCAGAAATGGGAATAACAAAAGAAATCCCAATTGTATTAAATTCAACAGACAGAGAGGTGCATTATGATGGTAATCGTGATTCTGATACAAGAATGATTATTTGGACTTTGAATTTTACAGTCAAAGGATTTATTTTTGGTGCAGTAAGTCCGGTAACAAGTGGATTGATATTAAACTCTATAACAAACATATATAATGATATAACACCTAATACACCAATAACATTCACAATGAATCCTGCTGGTATTGGAAATTATAAAATTGGAGAGTTGGTATATCAAGGATATACATTAGAATCAGCTACAGCAACAGCAAAAGTTCAATACTGGAAAAATAATCTATTGTCGTTGATATCTTTAGATGGAAATTTCATTTCATCTATGCCAATAGTAGGATCATCCAGTTTTGCAAAATACTATTTTACTTCTTATCAACCAGTAGAACAAAAAGAAGTAATGATTACTGTGGTTCCATATCCTAACACATCAAATGTTGCAAACAATTGGTTAGCAAACACACACATAACCGAATATACATAAATATAAAAAAAACTTAAAGGTTTAAAATGTCCGGAATAAAACTATCACAATTACCAGCATTAACATCATTTAGTCCAACAGATACTAATATTTTGTTTTTGGTGGCGAATGAAAACGGAACACCAACTTCTCAGGCAGTAACCGCCAACACATTGTACTCGGTACTAACTTCCGGTAGTACAAACGAAGCGCAAGGTGCGTTCAATACTGCCAATATCGCTTACACTACAGCTAATATTGCTTACACTACAGCCAATTCGGCCTATACTACAGCTAACACTATGGTAAAAAAGGCCGGCGATACTATGACCGGCGCATTGGTTATTTCCAATACAACTACTTCTACGTCAAATACAACAGGAGCTTTAGTTGTTTCCGGAGGTATAGGTGTTAAAGGCAATGTATTCATTAGTGGCAATACTTACACAACATATATTAGCAGTCCTGTTGGATCAAGTGCAAATTTAATTCTCAATGCAGATGGTACAAATGATATTTTCATCACACCATCCACTCAACTTTTTTTACAAGATACTACGGCATCCACATCAAATTTAACAGGTGCATTGATAGTTGCGGGTGGTGTTGGTGTTTCTGGTAATGTCAATTGTAGTGCAACAATTAACGCAAACAATATGACATTAAATTCTGTGCCGGTGGCTAATTTTGTAACTATGTTGACTTTTAATTTAGCATTTTAAAAAAATATAAATACCAAATCGGCGATCAAAAAGAGTAATCTGAAATATGAAACAATTATTATCATTCAGTCCAGTATTTAATCCAGCCACAGGAACTTTGGATTTTACACAATATCCAGGTTTTAGTGTTAATAGATTATATGCAGTAATCAATGTAACTCAAAATTCTCCTTTATATGTTGCTGGTGCACCAGGTTATGGTATAGCAAATACCATAGGTTCTGTAATTACACTATCAGCAAATACTTCTGCATATAGTACCACAGATAAAATAAATGTATATTATGATACTGATCCGGGTATTCAATCGAATACTGTGAAAGAGTATGGAGGATCGCTACAAGCGATGCAAGAAAGCATCGATCAAGTACTGGTTGAATTGAAGACCATGAATTTTATTTTAGCGCAAGGACTAAATATAAATATTGATGATATGCAAGCAATCAGAAATGATGTTAACAACATTCAGAACTCAAGTTCTGTATATTAATAATTATTAATTAAAGAGGATAAAAAACAATGTTAATTCAAGGTCAAGTAGGCGCTCCGTCGTTGCAGGGTTCATTAGGTCCCGGTACAACTCCGGCTATTCGTCAGGGTCAGTTAGGTGATGTAATTGTTAGTGAATTACACGGTCGTTATTATGAAACCAATTATCGTGGTTCACTTTTTGGTGCGGCACTTAATGCTATTACTGTAGGTTCTACCAACATTACTCCAGTAAATGGTACTAACACCACTCCAATTTTCGCAATCTATAACCCTATCGGTTCTGGTAAGAATATCAGCATCGTAAAGGTTACACAGTCATTAGTATCAGGAACACCAGGTGGTCCTTTACTTTGGAACGTAGTTGCTCTCCCACAGACAATCACAAACACAACCTATACCGTTCCATTCAACTTGTCTACCCTAGCGCAGGCAGGTAGTATCGCTAAGTGCTGGACTCAGCAGGCTATTGGTTCAGCTACTGTATTAGGTACTGCATTCCGTACCGCTGGTGGTCAGGCTGCTATCGCAGCTGGTGCAGGTGTCAACTCTCTTGTTGAAGAATATGCAGGAGACTTCATCATTCCTCAGGGTGTTGCGGTTGCGCTTGTTGCTTATGCAGCTGGTACTTCACATATCCTAAGTGCATTTGTTGAATGGGAAGAAATTCCAGTTTAATAATAAACTGAAAAGAATAAGAAAACCGGCTTCGGCCGGTTTTTTTATATATAATGTATATTAATCAAATAATTACAAGTTATGTCCAAATTTGAAAAAAGTATGGAAGAAATATTCGATATAGAACCATTCAATGGTAACCCGAATATTGATTCAGATAAAAAAGTCACAATATTACCTCCGAAACCACCATCATCAGATGTAGATTTATCGCAAGATTTATCAGATGCATATGAACAAACTAAAGACAACCTTCAAGATATCATAGACCAAGGTAAAGAGGCAATGGAGGAAATTCTTCAGATTGCCAAAGAAGGTCAACATCCTAGGGCATTTGAAGTTTATTCTGGTCTACTCAAAAATGTAATTGATGCAAACAAAGAATTATTGAATGTTCAAAAACAAATGCGTGATATGGAAGGTAAAGGAAAAGAAACCAACAATACACGAATAGACAAAGCTGTATTTGTTGGAACACCAGCCGAATTAAATAAATTATTAAAAGGTAAGTCAGAATAATGAAAACTACTTATCGTGATAATCCACATTTAAGAAGAGAAGGTGTAAATCTAAATTACACACAAGAACAACTTGATGAGTATATCAAATGTTCTAGAGACCCCATATATTTTGCAACAAACTATATCAATATTATTACACTTGATCATGGTATTGTAAAATTTGATATGTGGGACTTCCAGAAGGACATGATTAGTACCTTCCACAAAAATAGATTCACTATTACAAAATGTCCACGGCAGGTAGGTAAAACCACAGTTTCGATTGCATATCTACTTTGGGTTATTCTATTTCAAGATGATCAAAAGATTGCCATTCTTGCAAATAGAGGTAAGACTGCAATTGGTATTTTGGCCAAACTTCAATTGGCATACGAAAATTTACCTATGTGGTTACAACAAGGTGTTGTGGAATGGAACAAATCTAGTATTGAGTTAGAAAATCATTCAATCATTGTTGCAGACTCCACATCATCATCAGCTGCTCGTTCTGGTTCATATAACATCGTATTCTTGGACGAATTTGCTTTCGTACCATCAAACATTGCAACAGACTTCTTCACATCAGTTTATCCTGTAATCACATCAGGTACAACAACAAAGATTATTATTGTTTCTACACCAAATGGTATGAATCTATTCTACAAATTGTGGATGGATGCAATTAACAAAAGAAACAATTATGTTCCGTTTGAAGTTCACTGGTCGATGGTTCCAGGAAGAGATGAGAACTGGAAAGAAGAAACAATTAGAAATACCTCAGAAAGACAGTTTGAACAAGAATTTGAAACACTATTCTTAGGAAGTTCAAATACACTAGTCTCTGGTAAAAAATTACAAACCATGGTATATCGTGATCCTATTGCTGAACACGATATGATAAAGATATATGAGCATCCAATTAAAGAGGATGGTGAAACAAACCTCAAAGATCATCTATATTGTATATCTGTAGATGTTTCAGAAGGTAAGAATATGGATTCATCAGCATTTTCTGTAATTGATATTTCTACCACGCCATACAAACAGGTTGCAACTTTCAAGAATCCTTTAGTATCACCATTATTGTTACCAACCTACATTTATAATGCGGCCAGATACTATAATGATGCATACATTCTAGTTGAGATAAATAATAATCCACAGGTTGCTGATATTATACATCAGGATTTAGAATATGAGAACCTGTTGAAAGTTTTCACCGGAAACAAAAAACCCCAGCAGTTGTCAGCAGGATTTGCTAGAGGCATACAAATGGGATTGAAAATGTCTCCACAAGTGAAAAAAATTGGTTGTTCGAATCTAAAAACATTAATTGAAACAGACAAATTACAAATTAATGATTTCGATACTTACTCTGAGTTAACCACTTTTGTTGCTGATAAAAATTCGTTTAAGGCCGAACCTGATGCGAATGATGACCTTGTAATGTCTCTGGTTATATTTGCATGGGCAGCAACACAAAAGTATTTTAGAGAAATTGTATCACACGATTTGAGAAAGCAATTACAACTTGAAACGATGAATCAATATGATGAAGATACTTTACCAGCACCGATCATTGATGATGGATTGGATCATCCATTTGAAGTGTTTGATGGTGACGTTTGGGAAAAAGCAGATTCTAATCAGCCATATGCAGCTTTCATAAAAGATGCTATAAGGAGATTGTAAAACTATAACATTATAAATATTGTGATGGTATTTAAGAACAAAATTACCTGTAAACTAATAATAATTTAGGAGATAAAAATGGCATTTCAAATTTCTCCCGGCGTAAATGTTTCCGAAATCGATTTAACTACTGTCGTACCTTCGGTTTTAACTACAGCTGGTGCGTATGCCGGATCATTTAAGTGGGGTCCTGCAAATAAGATTATTCTGGTTGATAGTGAAATCACTCTATCAAAGACTTTCGGAACACCAGATTCCAACTCAGCGGTTTCATTCTTTACTGCTGCTAATTTCTTAGCATATGGTAACAATTTAAGTGTTGTTCGTGCTGTTGGATCAAATACATTTAATGCTGATGCGAATACAACTGGTACAAATATTCAGGTTTCAAATTCAGATGTATTCCAGTATACATTATTAGGAACAAATAATAACAATGCATATGGCGCCTTCATGGCAAGATATCCAGGTGCATTAGGTAATTCACTATCTGTTGTTGTAGTTGATACAGGAAGTAATCTTCGTTCCGACCTTTTCACCAGTGCTCCTGGAACATCAACTTACGTTTCTAACAATGGCGGCGCTAACGATGAAATTCACATTGCTGTTGTTGATACTGGCGGTCTTTTCACTGGTACAAAAAATACTGTACTAGAAACTTTCCCGTTTGTATCTAAAGCGGTTGATGCAATCAATGTGAACGGAAATTCTTCAAATTATTACAAGCAAGTTATCTTTAATAATTCTAAGTACATTTATGCAGTAGACCCTGTTGACTATGCAAACACTAATGCAACTTGGGGTAAAACCGCTTCAGGTACAACTTTCGGTCAAATATCATTAACTACTTCTGGTTATTCAGGAAATAGCACAACAATTACTCTTTCTTCTGGTGCAGATGATACTGTTACTGATGCTAACAGAAATTCCGCTTACTCTTTATTCTCAAACAAAGAAACTGTTGATATTTCATTGGTATTAACTGGCGGGCACAGCACAGCAGTACAACAATATGTCATCGACAATATTGCCACTTCTAGAGCAGATTGTATTGCATTCATTTCTCCTCCACAAACAGCGGTTGTAAACCAATCAGGTATGGAAGTTTCTAACATTCAAACTTGGTTGACAGCTCTTTCTCGTAGTTCTTCTTATGTTGTGGTTGATTCCGGATGGAAGTATCAATTTGACGTTTACAACAATGTATATCGTTGGATTCCATTGAACGGCGACATTGCTGGATTATGTGTTCGTACCGATTCAACAAATGATCCTTGGTATTCTCCAGCTGGATTTAACCGTGGTGCCATTAAAAATGCAATTAAACTTGCATGGAACCCAACAAAATCATATCGTGATACATTATATGCCGCCGGTGTTAATCCTGTAGTGTCATTCCCAGGTCAAGGAATTGTACTATTCGGTGATAAAACTCTACAGAGCAAACCATCCGCATTTGATCACATCAATGTTCGTAGATTGTTCATTGTTCTTGAAAAAGCAATTTCTAAAGCTGCACAATCTTCTCTATTTGAATTTAACGATACGTTTACCAGAACACAATTCGTTTCTCTTGTTACACCTTACTTGAGAGATGTTCAGGGTCGTCGTGGTATTACTGACTTCAAGGTTGTTTGTGATACAACAAATAACACTCAACAAGTCATTGATTCAAATCAATTCGTTGGAGACATTTACATCAAACCAGCACGTTCAATCAACTACATTCAGTTGAACTTTATTGCTGTTGGTACTGGTGTTGACTTCAATACCATTGTTGGCCAAACTGGTTAATAAATATTAAAAAATAGGAGAAAACAATGGCATTTAATGTAGCGGAATTTAGATCGCAATTAATTGGAGACGGTGCTCGTCCCAATTTATTTTCGGTTTCATTAGTATTTCCAATCATAGCAAACGATGGAGCTCGAGCCGGACAAACAGCACAATTTATGGCTAAAGCGGCTCAATTACCGGGTTCATCAATCGGTTCTATTCCAATGTATTATTTTGGTCGTGAAATGAAATTTGCTGGAAACAGAACATTTGCTGATTGGACAGTCCAAATTATCAATGATGAAAATTTCTTAATTCGTAATGCACTGGAAAGTTGGATGAATGCTATCAACAGCAACCAGGGTAATGTTCGTTCGGCATCAGCGACAAATTCTTCAAATTATACCTCTGATGCGGCAGTTTCACAATATGGAAAAACTGGTAATGTACTAAAGAAGTACAATTTTGTTGGTATGTTCCCAATTGATATTGCACCTATTGATCTTGATTGGGGTTCTAATGATACGATTGAAGAGTACTCAGTAACATTTGCTTACCAGTACTGGACAAACGATCAAACATCCTAATAATGTTTTTTATATGGAGGGCTTCGGCCCTCCATTTTTTGAGTTTGGAAATAATATATGTCAACACTAAATAAATTTTCACTTTTTGGTTTTACGATTTCTAGAGCCAAGTCTGAAGAAGATCAGGCGGTTCAACAGTCGTTTAGTCCACCCACAAACGATGATGGTGCATTAACCATTACATCGGCTGCATACTATGGAACTTACGTTGATTTGGATGGTACTGCCAAAAATGAGGTAGAATTAATTTCTCGTTACAGAGAAATGGCAATGCAACCAGAAATTGAGTCTGCAATCGATGATATTATCAATGAAGCCATATGTCAAGATGACGATGGCAAAACAATAAAGATTGTTCTTGATGATTTACAACAACCAGATAAAATCAAGAAAGCAATCAAAGCTGAATTTCAAACAGTTTTAAAATTAATGAATTTCAATAATATGGCTGCGGATATTTTCCGTAGGTATTACGTTGATGGACGTATGTACTATCACATCATTATTGATAGAGAAAAACCTCAAGAAGGAATCAAAGAATTACGATATATTGACCCTAGAAAATTACGCCGTGTTCGTGAAATCAAAAAGAAAAAGGATGAACGTACCGGTGTTGATATGATGAATGTTATCAACGATTACTACATCTACAATGACAAAGTTATATCAGGTTCTTCGTCAAATTATGGTCCTGTTGGAGTCAGAATCACTCCAGATTCTATTATCTCTGTTGTATCCGGTCTTATGGACTCTAGGCGCTCTGTGGTACTGTCTTATCTCCACAAAGCAATTAAGCCTTTAAACCAGTTACGCATGATCGAAGATGCTACAGTCATCTATCGTATTTCAAGAGCACCAGAACGCAGAATTTTCTACATCGACGTTGGTAATCTACCAAAGTTAAAGGCAGAACAATATCTTCGTGATATCATGGTAAAATACAAGAATAAACTTGTATATGATGCTAACACAGGTGAAGTTCGTGATGATCGTAAGTTTATGTCAATGATGGAAGATTTCTGGTTACCCCGGAGAGAAGGTGGCAAAGGCACAGAAATCTCCACTCTACCAGGCGGACAAAACCTAGGTGAACTAGAGGATGTAAAGTATTTTGAGCGTAAACTATACAAATCACTCAATGTTCCTATTTCCAGACTTGAACCTAATCAAGGATTCTCAATTGGTCGTGTCGCAGAAGTCACCAGGGACGAATTAAAGTTCTCCAAGTTCGTAGATAGACTACGCAACAAATTCTCTGATGTGTTCGACCAGGCATTGCGGGTACAATGTGTACTCAAAGGTATTTGTACCGCAGATGAATGGGATGACTTTAAAGAACATGTGTACTTTGATTTCATTCAAGACAACAACTTCACAGAGTTAAAAGACGCCGAATTGATGAAAGAAAGGCTCGATCTTTTAGGTGCTGTCGATCCTTACACCGGCCGTTATTACTCACAAGCATGGATTCAACGTAACGTTCTTCGTATGACAGATGATGAAATTGAAGAAATGCAGAAAGAAATTGATATGGAAAAAGAAGCAGGCCTTGGAATACCTGTTGAAGTTACTAATCAGGTAGCGTCACAACAAATGGTGGGCGACATTGAAGCTGAACAACAAGCTGGCATGGCACAACATCAAGCCGGACTGGATGCCCAATTAGCTAAGGCCGAATCTGGACAAATTACAAAAAGTAAAAATCCAGTAGCAACAAAGAAAAAGGATGATCGTCCAAGTAAGATAGATTATCCAAACCCACAGTTTGAAGACCAAGAGTCTGGTACGTTCATTAAACTGAAACAATTACTATAAATAATCTTATTTGGAGATAAAAATGTCTGGAACAAGAACCATTATTGATTTTGCAGTCGGTGATCAAGGAAAAGAAATGCGTGATGCTCTGTATGCAGAAATTCACGACCGGGTAATGTCACACATCGAAGACAAGAAAAAGGAAATTGCACAAGGCATCTTTGCAAATGAAGAAGTTGTGTCTGAAGCACATGACGATGAAGAAGATGATAAGAAACTTGTCAAAAAGATGGTTAAAAAAGACTGCCTAACTAAAGAAGGTATTGAAGATACTGAAGATGAATACGACGAAGAATATGATGATGAGGAAGATGAAGAAGATTATGAATGGGATGATGAACTTGCAGAAGAACTTTCACAGTATACTGTAGAAGAAATCCAAGAATTCATGCAAACTGAAGATTTTGAACAATTGGACGAACTTTCTAAATCAACTATGGGAAGTTATTTACAAAAGGCATTGAGCCAAAAGATGAGTGGAAGTGGAAAAAAAGATAGACTTCCTGGTATGCAGAAAGCATACAAAAATATAGCATACAGAAAGACAACAACAAAATAATGAAATCCTTCAAGGAATTTAAATCAAATATTGTGGAGGCCAAGGATAAAAGCTTGGATCCTCCCAATATTTTGATTATGCGTAGACAATCCATAAGGATGTATCCCAATCAACAAAGGGTTGCTTTGTACTTTGTGGATAAAATAAATAAATATATTACTGTTCCATATACTGCTTCACAATGGTCTTCTTCGGGACCGCCAGTAGAGGAAGAATTTCAACCAGAAGAAGAAATTAAGGATTAAAAATGGCAAACAAATTCACTTATCAAGTATTGAGAGATACTGTAACTGATACCGTTATTAAATTAACCGGTACTTTTGACGGAACTTCTGGTAATGAATCAAATAATTCAAGAATTCAAGCAAACACTTTATATGGTGCTTTAGATGCCAACGGCGTACCATTGAGAAGCTCATTAAGTGTTAGTAATACTGCACTCGGTTATTATGATCTTCAGCTAACTGGATTGAAGTATTATGTAAACTTCGCTCAAGCTGCGCCATTAGGATCAGTTGAAGTTTTTTGGAATGGGGCCGGCGCTACTCCGGCCGCTCAATATGCAAATTCATCAACCATTTTCCATCTAAACTCACAAGGTGAATTTGGTTTAGGTGAACAACTACCTTCAATTCTAAACAATTCTGGAAACACAATTATTGGGGCTGCAAGTATAGGAAACGGAGACATGGGTGTATATACCTATGGTGCAACAGCTAATGCAGCATATACTTTGATTATTTCTTTCCGTAAAAATAACGCTCAATATCAACGTGGTCAATTCAACGATCCGGCGGCATTCAATTTCGGCCCATACAGCACAAGACCATAAGAGTTACAATAATGAAACTTATCACAGAACTTACAGAATCCGTACAATATATTACGGAAGAAAAAGATGGGAAAAAGACCCTCTTCATAGAAGGTCCATTTCTAGTTTCCGAAAAACAAAATCGTAACGGCCGCATGTACAAAGAAGAGACCATGCGTAAAGAAGTTAACCGTTATGCGGAAGAATATATAAATAAAAACCGTGCCTTTGGTGAACTTGGACATCCAGATACACCATCAATCAATCTAGATAGAGTGTCACACTTAATTGTGTCTCTTCGTCAAGAGGGAACCGATTGGATAGGCAAAGCTAAAATTCTTGACACACCAATGGGTCAGATTGCAAGAAACCTTATCGAAGGTGGTGCTCAATTAGGAGTATCTTCTAGAGGTATGGGATCTCTTAAAAATGTCAATGGTGTTAATATAGTTCAAGATGACTTCTATCTAGCCACAGCGGCGGATATTGTAGCAGATCCTTCTGCTCCTGGCGCCTTTGTGCAAGGGATCATGGAAGGTAAAGAATGGATGTTAGTAAATGGTGTTTGGACCGAAATGCATTATGAAGCGGCTCGTAAGGAATTACGTCAAGCTTCTCGCAATGAAATTGAAGCAGTAGGTCTAAAAATCTTCGAAAACTTCATTAGAAAACTATAAAATATAAATATCCAGTATAAAAATCAAGGAGATTTTCAAAAATGGGAAATTTTAATCTTACTGAAGCCGCTAAAGAAATTTTAGATGCTAACGTATCCGCTAAAAGAGGCGGTCAACAACATGGAGTCGGCGATACTGCACTAAAGGCTGATGTGGCTTATGGTTCAAAATCAGCTGGTATGATCGGTCAATCACCAGAAAAATCAACAGACGAATTACCCGATTACTTAAAGGGTGTTCCTTCTGCTACTCCTCCGGGTGCTACTCCTCCAGTCGGTTCTGAAAAAGACGGCGTTGGTGCAACTAAGCCAGAAGGACAACCACAGGAAACTCAAGGACGTACCGATTTGAGATACGTTAAGAAGCCAGACGCAGAAGATTATGAAAACATTCGTGACCGTGTAAAGTATTCTGCACCAGGACAAACTTTTGAAAAGAATCCAGGAGCTACTTTCCAGAATTACGGTGAAGATATTGAAGCAATGCTTTCTGGTGAAAACCTTTCGGAAGAATTTAAAGAAAAGGCAACAATGATTTTCGAAGCGGCTGTAACAGCTCGTGCAGAAGAAGTTATTGTTTCTATTCAACAAGACATGCAGGAACAATTTGAAATCGCAGTTGAAGAAATCAAAGAAGAACTTGCAGAAAAGGTTGATGGTTATCTAGATTATATGGTTGAAGAATGGATCAAAGAAAATGAACTTGCAATTGATTCGGGCCTAAAGGCTGAAATTGTTGAAGATTTCATTTCTGGTTTACACAACCTATTCAAAGAACATTACATTAACATTCCTGATGAAAAAGTTGATGTTGTTGAAGAATTGACAAATAAAGTTGAAGAATTAGAAGATTCACTCAATGAACAGATCAAAGATGCCGTTGAACTCCGTAAAGAGTTACACGAACACAAAAAATTTGAGGCTATTTACGCAGCATGTGAAGGCCTGACGCAGACCCAAGTAGAAAAGATGAAGTCACTTGCAGAAGGTGTAGAATTTACTACTGAGGAAGAATTTGCAGACAAACTAGAAACATTCAAAGAATCTTATTTTAAGTCGGATGTTAAAGGTGCTGACAAATCTGCTCTAGACGATGAAGTACAAATCGTAGAAGAAAAGAAACCGATTGCTGGTAGCACAGACGCAGAAATGAATGTCTATGCAAAGGCTATCTCACAAACTCTGATTAAATAAATAATAATTTTAACAGATACTAATAAGGAGATAATTAGATGTATCTAACAGAAGAACTTCAGAAAAAATGGCAGCCAATTCTGGAACATCCAGAACTAGAAACCATTAAGGACCCATACAAGAAAGCGGTTACCGCACTTGTATTGGAAAATCAACAAGCGGCTCTAAAAGAATCTCGTCAGATGCTGAACGAAGTTTCTGATCAGGGTCCGACTAACGTTGCTGGCGGCGTATCAAACTTCGATCCAATTTTGATCTCTCTTGTTCGCCGTGCATTACCTAATCTGATTGCGTATGACGTTGCTGGCGTTCAGCCAATGACTGGTCCTACCGGTTTGATCTTCGCAATGCGTGCTCGTTATCAGAACCAAACTGGTACAGAAGCTTTCTACAACGAAGCTAATACTGTATTCTCTGGTCGTACTGACGCTAACAACCCATATGGTTTCCAAGGTACTGTTGCAACCGATACCGCTAACAGCGCTATCTCCAATATCTCTGGTGCGAATACTGTATTCTCAACTGGTATTGGTATTTCAACTGCTAACGCTGAAATTTTGGGTTCTGACGCATCAGCTCAAGGTTTTGCAGAAATGGCATTCAGCATTGAAAAGGTTACTGTAACCGCTCAAAGCCGTGCATTGAAGGCAGAATACTCTCTTGAACTTGCTCAAGACCTTAAAGCTATTCATGGTCTGGATGCTGAAACTGAACTTTCTAACATCCTTTCTACTGAAATCCTTGCTGAAATCAACCGTGAAGTTATTCGTACTATCTACACTTGTGCTGTCGCAGGTGCTCAGTATGGTACTACAACTGCTGGTTACTTCGACCTTGACACCGACTCTAACGGTCGTTGGTCAGTTGAACGTTTCAAGGGTCTTATTTTCCAGATCGAACGTGATGCTAACGTAATCGCTAAGCAGACTCGTCGTGGTAAGGGTAATGTTCTTATCGTATCTTCTGACGTTGCATCTGCAATGGCAATGGCTGGTGTTCTTTCTTACACACCTGCTCTGTCTGCTGATCTACAGGTAGACGATACTGGTAACACCTTCGCTGGTATGTTACACGGCCGTATTAAGGTCTACATCGACCCATATTTCGGTGGTTATACTTCTAACCAGGAACTTGTTACAATCGGTTATAAGGGTTCTTCTCCTTATGATGCTGGTCTTTTCTACTGCCCATACGTTCCTCTACAGATGGTTCGTGCAGTTGACCAGTTCACTTTCCAACCAAAGATTGGATTCAAGACTCGTTACGGAATGGTTGCAAACCCATTCGCACAGGGACCAACCATCCCAGCAAGCTTGAACCAAACTCTGCAGCCACGCACCAACGTGTACTACAGAATCTTCGGTGTAAAGAACCTTATGTAATGATAAAATCCCCATTAAGAGGGAGTTTAGAGAGGCACTTCGGTGCCTCTTTTTTTGTCTTCTAAATAGTGGATTATAGGAGATAATCATGACTGTTTTAACTCGTACACCACAGAACACAAATTTACTACAACCTACAAAGTTTTTATTAACTTTCACTAGGATTCCAGATGTTCAGTATTTCTGTCAAGAGGTGAACATTCCTGGTGCAACTATGCCTGAAGCACAAATTCAATCACCTTTCCACAATTACACCATAGCTGGTTTAAATATTCAGTATAATTTATTGAATATTGGATTCTTAGTTGATGAATCTTTGCGTTCTTGGAGAAATATCTACAATTGGTTTCTTGCAATTTCTTCACCGGTAGGTTTTGAAGAAAGAAATAGATATCAGATGATACAAAATGGAGGAGTTTTACCTAACTTTCCAAGTTATTCTGATGCAATTTTAACCATCATGTCCAATCTAAACAACCCAATAGCACGGGTTCAATTTTACAATGCTTTTCCAACTTCTCTTTCTGATATATCATTTGACACTAAATCATCGGCAGATCACATTATTACTGCTGATGCTTCGTTCAATTATGAATATTTCGAATTTTTAGACCCTTGAATTATATTATAAATTGTGATATAATTCAGATTTAACTTATTATTATTTTATTATGGACGAAATACAAAAATTACTAGAACACTGGAAAAAAGATTCCATTGTAGATCAAACAGAACCAAGTAAGGAACTGTTAAAGATTCCTTTACTTCATAGTAAGTATCTTGAAATGCTTATCGAATATAAGATGCAAGTCAAGAAGCTTCAATTCGATTATCAAAAGATGAAAAAATTGAAGTGGGAATATTACACCGGCAAATTAGATCAAGACGATCTAGAAAAATATGGATGGGAACCTTTCCCATTTACCCTCAAATCTGACATATCTACATACTTAGAAGCTGATCAAGATTTAGTCAATATTCTAAAAAAGAAATGCGTTTATGATGAATGTGTTTCTGCGGTCGAATCAATTATGTCAGAACTCAAAAGTAGAACTTTCCAATTAAGAGATTATATTGGTTGGGAGAAATTTATCGGCGGACAATAAAAGGAGAATGAAATGTTTGATGAAAATGGTTTTTATGCCAGTATAATACCACTAATCGATAGAATTAAAGATTTGGGTAATGATATTGTTGGTTGTGAAATTGGTGTATGTGAAGGATGTAGCTTGAAGTATACATTAGAAAATGCCGATATCAAAATTATACATGCTATCGATCCATATGTGGATTTTCAAGATTTTTATGGTCGAATTGAACAAGACGTATTAGATAATTTTAAACAGAAATTTGAAGATATTCAGAATGGTTTTGAAAACAAAATCAACTTTATCCAAAAATATTCAGACGATGCAAAAGATGACATTGAAGATGATTCTTTAGATTATATTTTTATTGATGGTAATCATAGTTATGATTTTGTTTGTAGAGATATGCAGAATTATTATTC